CAGCAGGAGTAGCAGCAAGATATGGTGCTAAGAAACTGGCTAAGTACTTAGTTAAAAGAAACACTAAAAAAAATGTAAAAGAAAATCGATTTGTTAGTAAACAATCTGAGCTTACTAGAAAAGGTAAGAAGCTTAATAGAAAAGAACGAGACCAATTTAGTAAAGACTATGGAGAAGGACATGATTTTCCAGAAGGAAACTTTCAAGAATATTTAAAGAAAACTCCTGGACTTCTTAAAAAGAAACCATATAAATATAAAACTACACTACAAAGTGAAAAAAAAGGACGTGTTGAAATTTATACTTATGACAAAATTACTTCACCTAGACATAAAAAATTTCTAAATACATTAAAACCTTTTAAAGCTGCTCGCCCTAAATAATATGCCTTACATGAAAAAAGTAAACGGAGAAAAGTAACATGGCAGATAAATATAATGCTAAAAATAGATTATTAGAATCTAATAAAAGATTACAACAATGGAAACAGAGTTCAGCAGCCATAATGGGAGAAGCAAATAAAGAGTTTAAAAGAGCACTTCCAAAAATAGCAGAGCAAGGTAGAAAAGATGGTTCGGCTTATAAAGGATTTAGAAATAAAATAACAGGACTTGATAAAATAACAGGAATGCCACAACAAAATTTAATTAAAGTATCTAAAGGATTTAAAATGGCTACAAAACGAATACCTTATATAGGAACTGCTATGTCAGTTGTATCTATTGGTAAAAATCTTATTAAAATAGCAAAGAATAAAATGAATATGAAACCTATGCCAGGTAGTAAAGGTTATAAAAAGAAATAGTATGGCTTACATGACAAATGGTAAGAGAGACTATAAAAAAGAATTAGCTTGGGAAAAGAAGAAGAAGCCTAATAGAGTTAAAGATAGAGCTAAACGTAATGCTGCTAGGAAACTAGTAGGTCTAAAGAAGGGAGACCCTCGACAAGTAGACCATAAAGATAACAACCCAAAGAATAATAAGAAAACAAACCTTAGAGTAGTTTCGGCTAAAACTAATCTAAAGAAAGAAGCTAATCGTAAGAAAAAAACTTCACCACGACCATATAAAAAATATAGGAAAAAATCATAGATGGCTAAAATTACACTCCCCACCATTGCAGCAGGCTTTGCTAGTAACACAGCATTTAATACTGCATATGACTTAATAGAAGCAGAGTTCCAGAACAAAGTATTATATAGAAATAATACTTCTGGTGAAACTAATACCATGCAACAAGCTTTGGATATGGATGGTGAAGCTATTAATAATTGTGGTGTACTTACTGCTACAGGACTTACTGTTGCTGGAGTTAGTTTAACTACTAAAGTAGCGGAAGCAGCAGCCAGTGCAACAGCAGCTGCATCAAGTGCTACAGCAGCAGCTAGTTCTGCAGCAGCAGCGGCAGCTTCATATGATTCCTTTGACGACAGATATCTTGGAGCTAAGGGTTCAGCACCAACTGTAGATAATGATGGAGGAGCTTTACTAACAGGTGCTATCTATTTTAATACTTCTAGTAATCAAATCTTTGCTTGGACAGCAGGAGATGCTTGGGTTGCAATTAAACCTACATCTTCAGAACAAACAGCTATTACTGCAGTAGCAGCAGATGCAACAGACATTGGTGCTGTTGCTGGTAAAGCTACTGAGATTGGTAGATTAGGTACATCTGCAGCAGTTGCTGATATGGCTATCCTAGCTACTGACGCAATCGTAGCTGACATGGCACTACTTGCTACAGATGCTATTGTAGCAGATATGGCTTTACTTGCATCAGATGCAGTTATTGCAGACATGGCTATTCTAGGAACTAGTGATGTAGTTACAGATATGAATGTATTAGGAACTGCTGATGTAGTTAATGATATGAATATCTTAGGTTCATCTGCTGTTGTAGCAGATATGAATTTATTAGGAACTTCTGCTAATGTAACAGCAATGGGATTATTAGGAACATCAACAGTAATATCTAACATAGCTAACGTTTCAGCTAATGTAGCTGGAGTAAATAGTTTTGCTGATTTATATAGAGGAGCTGCTGGTTCAGACCCAACTGGTACAATTACTACAGGGTCTTTATATTACAATACTGGTTCTCCTAAACAATTAAAAATTTATGATGGAAGTAACTGGGTAAATGCAGCTTTTTCAGCATCAGGTGCAGTAACAGCTTTTAATAGTAGAACTGGAGCAGTAACATTATCAAGTGGTGATGTTACAACAGCTTTAGGATTTACTCCTCAAACAGTAAATGCAAACTTAACAGCTATTGCTGGATTAACAAGTGCAGCTAATAAAGGTGTTCAATTCACTGGTTCAGGCTCAGCTGCTGTTTATGATTTAACAACTGCTGGTAAAGCATTATTAGATGATGCAGATGCAGCAGCACAAAGAACAACATTAGGATTAGGTACTGCTGCTGTTTTAGCTACTGGTATTTCAGATACAAATGTACCCAAGTTTACTTCAGGTGTAGCTGATGATGACTTTTTAAAAGTAGCAGGAACTGCAATAGAAGGTCGCTCTGCTGCAGAAGTACTATCAGATATTGGTGGTATTACAGCAAGTTCTAGTGATACTCTATCAAATAAAAGTATAGCAGCATCTCAACTAACTGGTACAATTGCTACAGCTAGACTAGGAAGTGGTACAGCTTCAAGCTCAACCTTTTTAGCAGGCGACCAAACTTATAAAACAATTTCAAGTAATCCTGAAAAACTTGTAAAAGATTTTACTCTTACTTCTGGCAAAACAGTTACAGCAGGTAAAATGGTTTCTGTTGCTTCTAATGGAGAAGTAGGAACATTACCAACTTTAAATACTACTGGAACATATAGAGCTACCGCAGGAACAGAAAATCAATACTATGGTTCAGGTCAACCTGGGAATGGTTCACCAACTGCATACAATGGTTGGGGAGGAATTTCTCTTAATGGCTCAAGAGGATTAAGAGTTGGTGCATATAGTGGTTCAACAACATCAAGAGTTGTTACAATATATGGATATGCTTTTGCTAATGATGCTAATAGAGTTACAGGTAGTACAACAGTTACATTACCAATTCCAAATAATAATGCTTCTAGTAAAGATGCTTATACAGGTAATTATATAAGTAATGGTGGGGCTTGGTGTGTTTATGTTCAACCAGTTAGTGATACTAAATTTATGTGTATTGCACAATCATCTGGCATAAATGCAGCTGGTAACACTTGGCATTTTAACTATAATGCTGCAATTATTACAGTAGATGCAAGTGGTAATTTATCAAAAGGTACAGTAGCAAATGATACTTATAGTACAACATATAGTGGTATACCAGGTTGGGTACAAGTAGGTTATTTTAGAAGATGGGCACATGATACTGTAGGTAGTGCACATGACTCGGCAGAAACAGGGTGGGTGCTAAGTGCCGAATCTACTTATGCATTAAAACGATTTTATGTATATGATGGTAGTAATTCTGTAGCTATATATAAAGCTAATCATGCTGTTGCTTTAATGAGTGAAGTGTATGATGGATTTTCTAATGGTGCACATAATTGTATTAGAACTACAGGAAATAAATTAGTTTGGTGTGCTCATTTTGGAGCAAGGTCAATTTCTATTTCTAATGCCGATGGAGGTATTGGATTAAATGCTACTGTAACTTCACAAAGTTTAGCAGCAGTAAATGCAACAACAACAGGCACTGGTGTAGCACTAGTTGGCGACCAATGGACTGGAGGAATAACTAATCCTGTAGCTAGAGATAGTCTTGCTTTTCATGGTTATAATCATACTGGAGATAGTTTTAGAGTTTATACACCATTTTCAGTAAATGCTTCAACAGGTGCACTTACTAATGATAAAGGAACTTGGAGTTCAGGAAGTACAGATGGATTAGGAATAAGAGCTACTCATTGGTGGAACTGGATGACTAATACAGCACAAACACAAGCTGTTAGTTTGGTTACAAGAGTAGGAGTAACTTATGTTAATTCTTTTGAGTTAAATTCTAAAGGTGTTCCTATAGGAGCTAATCTAGGATTAGAACTAGTAGGAGGTACAACTTATACTTTAACCCAGGCTAGAAATCTAACTGGTAGTACATGGTTATTATTTATAAGGTCTGGAGCAACTCAAACAACAACACAAGTAACTGTAGATTTTAATGTTGCTGCTGCATCAACCCTTCCAATTAATTTTGTAGGATTCCCAACAGCAACAGACTCAAGTACTCCAGCAAGTATTGTTGTAAAAGGAGTTGCAAGTGGTTTTAGTAGTTTAACCCCTGGTGCAATTTATTACCAAAGTACAGCTAATAATGGAACTATAACAACTGTAAATTCATCTGGAGTTATAGTTGGGAAAGCCATTTCATCAACAGAAATTTTAATAGATAGGGATGTATAATTATGCATTACACTGAAGGGCAAATGAAATATAATTACCAAGAAAGTTGTAAACAATGGTTAGCAGAAACTGATTGGACAACACTTTCTGATGTAAATTTAACACCTGAAAATAAAGCTGAATGGGTTGCTTGGAGAGCAATTGTAAGAAGTCAATTAATAGATTGGGATAAAGATAGAGAAATGCCACCAAGACCAATGGAAAAATGGATAACAGAATAACAACTTAACTTAAAGGAGAACTAAAAATGGCAAAAACCAAAAAAACACCATTTGAATTACACGAAAAAGAATACTTTGTAGAAGATTTAACTGAAGAGCAAATGATTTTATTTCAACACATAGGTGATTTAGAAAGAAAAACTAAACAACTTATATTTAATTTAGACCAACTTAGTACAGGTAAAGAAGCTTATCTTCTTAAATTACAAATAGCATTAACAAATAAGGAGAAATAATGGAATACTTAGTATATATAATTATAGGTCTATATGTTTGGGAAGTTTATTTAGAAAATCATTGGTATACTTCTACTTTATATAATAAATGTTTAAATGTTAAAAATAAACTTATAGAATGGAAAGATATTATAAAAGCCAAGGTTAAATTTTAATGGCATCACCAGCATGGACTCGTAAAGAAGGTCAAAATCCTAAAGGTGGATTAAATGCAAAAGGTAGAGCTAGTGCAAAAGCACAAGGCTCTAACCTTAAAGCTCCAGTTAAATCTGGTAAAAACCCAAGGAGAGTATCTTTTGCTTGTAGATTTGCAGGCATGAAAGGTCCAATGAAAGATAGTAAAGGCAGACCAACTAGAAAGGCATTAGCTTTAAAAGCTTGGGGATTTGGTTCTGTAGAAGCTGCAAGAAGTTTTTGTCAAAATAATAAGAAGTCATAAGGAGAATTATGTCAAGTCCTAAACCGAATAATCCTGCTTTATGGGCAAAGTCAAAAGCAGCAGCAAAGAAAAAGTTTAAAGTATATCCTAGTGCTTATGCAAATGCATGGGCATCTAAAGATTATAAAAGTAAAGGTGGTACTTGGAGTGGTAAAGATAACCGTGTAGCCTCTAAGAAAAAGGCAAAGAAAAGTGGCTAAAGAAGGACTAGGTAAATGGTTTAAAGAAGACTGGGTAGATATAAAAACAGGTAAGCCCTGTGGTCGTAGTGGTAAAAAAGATAAGCGAGGTTACCCAGCCTGTAGACCAAAGAAGGTAGCAAAGAAAATGACAGCTGCTGAAAAGAAAACTATGTCTAAAAAGAAAACAAGTTCTGCTCGTAAAAAATGGAGTGTAACTGCTTCTGGTAAACGAAGAAAAAAGGCATAAATGAAAAATGATATGATAAGAGAGGCAGCTGAAGCTGACCTTTTAACATTTATTAAACTAGTTGCTCCTCATATATTATATGGTGCAGTTCATGAAGAACTTATATCATGGTGGGGACGACAGGATGCTAAAGAGAATCAGTTAGTCTTACTTCCTCGTGGACATATGAAAAGTAAGCTAGCTGCTTATAGAACTGCTTGGTGGATAACTAAACATCCTGAGACTACAGTTCTTTATGTATCAGCTACGGCTGACTTAGCAGAGAAACAATTATATGCAATAAAACAGATAATAGATTCACCAATCTATCGTAGATACTGGGGAGATATGATTCACCCAGAAGAAGGTAAACGAGAAAAATGGGCAGTAGCTGAAATAGCTGTTGACCATCCACAACGTAAATTAGAGGGGATAAGAGATGCTACTTGCAAAGCTGTTGGTCTTACTAGTAATACTACAGGCTTCCACGCAGATATTGTCGTACTTGATGACATTGTCGTACCAGGTAATGCCTATTCGGAAGAAGGAAGAGAGAAGGTAGGAAATGCTTATTCTCAATTAGCTTCTATTGAAAATCCGGGAGCACAGGAATGGGTTGTAGGAACTAGATATCATCCTCGTGATATATATGATACGATGATTAATATGAAAGAAGTACATTATGATGATGAAGGAGAGGTTCTTCAAGAAGATGAAGTATATGAGTTATTTCAAAAAGTTGTAGAAATAGATGGTGAGTTTTTATGGACTAAGAAAACAAGAAATGATGGGAAAGCTTTTGGATTTGATGCAAAAGAATTAGCTAGAATTAAAGCTAAATATATTGATACTACACAATTCTTTGCTCAATACTACAATGACCCAAATACTACTGAAAGTGCTAGAATTAATAAAGAGAACTTTCAATACTATGATAAGTCAGCTTTAAGTAATAAAGAAGGTGATTGGTATATTAGGGATAGAAAATTAAATGTTTATGCTGCTATTGATTTTGCTTTCTCTTTAAGAAAAGGTTCTGATTATACTGCACTAGTAACTATAGGTGTAGACCATCAAGCTAATTATTATGTATTAGATATAGATAGATTTAAAACAGAAAGAATTGTAGACTACTATACCCGTATATTACATGCATGGGAAAAGTGGGGATTTAGAAAGATAAGAGCAGAGATAACTGTAGCACAACAAACTATTGTAAAAGAATTAAAAGATAGTTATCTTAAACCTAATGGAATACCTTTATCAATAGATGAGTTTAGACCTACTAGACATCTAGGAGATAAAGCACAAAGAGTAGGTGCTGTCTTAGAACCTAAATATGATAACTTACAAGTATGGCATTATAAAGGTGGTAATTGCCAGACACTAGAAGAAGAACTTGTAATGGTACATCCACCACACGATGATGTTAAAGATGCACTTGCTAATGCAATGTCTATATCTTTAGTACCTAAAGTAAGAACACAAATGAATGTAGGTTTAAATAAACCAAATATGACTCACAGCCGTTTCGGTGGTGTGAGCTTTAACTAAGGAAATATTATGGCTGGTGAAGTAGCAGAAATTGAAAAAGCAATTGGTGGAGAGAATCTAGCACGGGTTCTTGCAGGTTTATATAACCAGTGGTGGATTCAAAGAAATCCTAAAGAAGCAGAGTGGAGAGAATTAAGAAACTATCTATTTGCTACTGATACTACATCTACATCTAATAGTGCACTACCTTGGAAGAATAAAACAACTCTTCCTAAGTTAACTCAGATTAGAGATAATCTCCATGCTAATTATATGGATGCTTTATTTCCAAATGAAGATTGGATGAAGTGGGAAGGTTCTACTATGGAAGCTTCTACTATGAAAAAACGTAGAGCTATTGAAGCCTACATGAAAACTAAATTAAAAGAAGGTGGTTTTAGAGAAACTATTTCTGATTTAGTAGCTGATTATATTGACTATGGTAATGCTTTTGGTGAAGTTCAATATGTAAATGAATCTCACGTAGACCCTATTACTGAAGAAGTAATAACTACATTTAATGGTCCTAAACTTGTTAGAGTATCTCCATTTGATATAGTATTTAATCCTGTAGCTAGTTCTTTTTCAAAAAGTCCTAAATTTACAAGGTATGTAAAATCTATCGGAGAATTAA